TCAACGGTCAGATCGGCAGACGGCGGGGCCTTCATGCCCGCGCTCTCGGGCCTGTCGGAGCAGGATGGCGCAAGCACGCTGACGCTGGCGATCAGACAGGCGAGCATCAGGGAGCGGCCCCAGGGCCGCCCGTTCGGCGTCTTCATCGGCTTGGTTCCTTTTCTGGTCGGTGATCCGGGCGTCGGCCGCATTGGCGTCGGCCTGGCGAATGACGGGGGCGAGCTTGGTTTCCTGTCTCTGCTCATGCTCGCGGATGATGCTTCGGTCGTAGAGCGCCTTGCCGGCCCACAGGAGGCCGCAGACGCCAACAGCGCCCAACAGCGCCACCACGGCACGCGAAAGGCCCGTGCGCGCCGCGAGCCAGGCGATGATGCCCATCATCGGCCATCTCCCTGTTGCCCGTCGCGCCGCGCCAGCTCGATCAGCTTTTCCATGCGCGCGCCGTTGTCACTCGATCCCTTGGATGATCCGAGCCAATAGCCGACGGCCATCACCGCCAGATTCTTCAGCGTCTCTTCGAGGCCGTCGCTCCAGTGGTAGACCATCGCCCACCCGAAATACGCGATGATGACGGCCGACAGGGCGAGACGAGGCAGATCCTTGGCAGTCATTCCCCGAACCCCGGAAGGTCGACGGTCTGACCGGTGAGCGCGTGCGTGCTGTCGCTGCAAAACTCGATGCGGCCGTCGCGGACGAAACTGTGGCAGATCAGCGGCGGATCACCCTCCTCCCAAGGTTCGGCGGCTGGCGTCACGGCACGGCCGGTGCGAACCAGAATGGAAGGGTCAAAGGTCGGGCGTTCGACATTACCGTTCCACGTCCAGCGCGGCCGGTCTTGGTCATCGATGTTGACGACATGCCAGTCGTCGCAACCTGGGCAGCGGAACGCCAACCCGCCACCGGCGCGACTGAGTATCGGCGAGAGGGTGACGAACGCGCTCATGCCTCGCTGCCCCGGATCGTGCCTGCCGCCATGACTGGCAGCGCGATGTTCGTCTGCAGCAGGTTCGGCGGCCAGCGGACGCTGTCGGTTTCATCGACCAGGACGTCGGTGATGCTCACCATGTTCGACTGGTTGCCGCCGAGCGCCTTGTAGCGCTTCCCATCGGCGGTGATCCCGACGATCTGAAAGACGTGATTGCCACCCTTGCGGGTCTTCACGCCGATTGCGCCCAGCTGTGGCGCGCACTCGACACCCCAGTCGCGCCAGTTGGCCGCGCGATACCCCTGTGCCGGCGGCACGATCCCCGCCTCTATCATCCAAGCCGCCATCGCCGTCCCGCACCAGGCGGTTTCGTCATCGGTGAACGGATAGCCGCAGAGCTTCAGCATCTGCAGGATGCGGGCCGCGTGGCGCGGGCCGGGGATCTCTTCCAGGCCAATGTCAGCGCGGGCCTTGGTGACGTGCAGCGGCTCGCGCGCCAGCAAACCCAGCCCCGCATTGATCGCCATCTCGAGCGCGTCGACCTGCGCCTGCGTGAACCTGCCGCCGAACGGATTGGCGCGGGCCGCGTCGAAGAATGCCTTTCGGTCAAACTGGATCATGCGATCGTCTCCTCAGGGGGCGGGCTCGACCCGAGCCGGGCGGCCATGAAAGCGGCCATGTCCTGCCGCTCGATCTCTTCGTGGGCTCTCAGGCGCTCGCGCAGGCGGGGGATGACCTGATCAAGCCGGTCGGGCGCGACTTCGAGCAGGTCGACCGTCATCTGCATGGCCGCCTTGGAATTGTTGACCTGGTGCCGGCGCAGCTGGTCGAGCGCTTCGTTGACCTTGCGGTCGTCCTCGGCCTTCTTCTCGATCCGGGCGATATTGCGCTCGCACGCCTCGCGCTCCCGGATCATCTCAGCCTCGAGACTGTCGATCCGCCCGCCCTGCTTCTCGACCAGCGCCAGCGCGACATTGTCGGTCTGCTGCCGCTTCGATCGGTGATGATCGAAGATGACCTTCGCGAGCGTGGCGAGGGCCATGATGAAGCCGCCGCCGAGCAGCGCGGTGATGACGGGCAACCAGGCCGACAAGTCGGGCATCTCAGGGCCTCCGGGCATGGGAAAGGGCCCGCGCGGCCGCAGGCGATTAGAAAGGCGGTAAGAAGCGTCAGGTGTTGATCGTGACCGGAACTATTTTTCCCAGTCGACCATGGCCGCAGCGACGATCTCGCTGATAGTGGCGGCGGCGCGGATATGCCGTTTGGCGGCCTGGCGTTTGGCGTTGATCCCCGCCTTCAGCGCGTCGGCGGCGTCCGCCTGTTCCCGGATGCTCGCGACCACCTCTTTGACGGTCTGGCCGGTCGCAGCGCGCAGGGCGTCGAGATAGGGCGTGGATGGGGTTTCGCCGCGGGCCTCGGCCGCCTGCGCGGCATGGATATCGGCGAACGGGTCGGACAGGAGTTCGCGCGCCTCGCCATCGATCTTTCGGCACAGGTGGACCCGAATGGCCTCCAGATAGGTGTCCCGGCCCGGCGTCCCCGCCATGATGGTGGCGCCGTCGGCCTCGATCACCAGCAGACCCTTGTTGGCGTCGCCTTGGAGCGGAATCTCGCCTGGCGCAGAGGTATGCCCGACCGTGACGATGTCATCGGTCCGCTCGCAATACCGCACGAAATAATGGAACATACGACCCTCACTTGTTGAACCGGCCCATGCCGAACATTGTCCCGTCGATGCTGCTCATCGCCACATTATCCATTCGGATCTGGAGCTTCACGACGCGGTTACCGGCAGCGATGCCCGTCGCGATCCGTTGGATGCTTGCGCTGTCGGTGCCCCAGCCGGCACCGCCCTTCGGCGAGCCGACCTGCACCCCGTCGACCGTGAAGCGAATTTGCCAGGCCTGCGGCAGGGTGCCGCTTGAATAGGCGTTCTGGACGTCGCCCCACAGCAGCAGTTCGCCAGCCACGCTCATGTTGACCGTGTACGTGCAGCGGTCCTGCCAGGTGTAAGATGGGCCACCGGTCAGGGTGCCGGAATCGGTGACGCCGAACGTCTTGGTCAGGCTGTTGTCGACGACCGCGCTTGTGGTGACCCGATTGGTCTTGACGGTGCCATCCGCGTTGAGGCCCGCTCCCACCCGGCCATCGTTGATCTCGGTCGGGATGTTGAGGATGTTGGTGGCCCAGTCGGCGCCGATCGTCGAGACGATCACCCAGCCGGAGCCATTCCAGCGGCGCAGTTCGCGCGTGCTGCTGTTGTACCAGAGGTCTCCGATCGCGGTCGCGGTCGGCGTGCTCGTCGAGAAGAACGTCGTTACCTTGCCGTCGGCAGTCGCTTGCGCGCCCGCGGCATTCGTGATCGCCAGCGCAACCCGCGTATCAGCGGTCAGAACCCAGACGCCGCTGCGGCGAGTGTAGAGCTTGTTGGTGTCGTTCGTGTCGAACCAGAGATCGCCTTCGCTCTCTCCCTGCCCTGAAGGCGGACTGTTCTGATAGAAGGTGTTGATCTTGCCGTCGGCCGTGTCCTGCGCATTCTCGGCCGCCGCGATCGCCGCGACCGCCTGATCATAGGCAACCTTGGCGATCTGGTTGAGCAGGGCCTGCCGGGCGATATAGGCGTCGCGGAACTTCGCGATGAAGGTCGTGCGAACTACCGGCGTGTCGCTGTCATAGTCGTTCCATGCCGGCGACAACCCGCCCAGATAGGCCGTCAGGTCAGCCAGCGCCGTGTCATAGGCCGTTTTCTGGGTGGTGATCCCCTGGGCGGTGGCACGGGCGTCGATGCCCGCCTGCTCGTCAAGCAGCACCGTGTAATCCTGCACGACGCGCGGCTTCTCGCTCCGGTCGAGGATGCCGTCGTCCACGATGCGGGTCAGTTCTTCCAGTTCGATCGCCGGGCTGGTGACGGGCCCCAGAATAAGGCGGTCGCCGACCACGCCCTGCCGGCGATAACTGACGGCCGCCTGATATTCGGTGGCGGGCAATATGCCGGGAATGATCTTCTGGCTGATCTCGGGCGGTTCTATCCCGGCGCCGACCCAGCCGTCGCCGTCCGGCATGCCGCTGGCGAATTCTCGATACTCGAAGATGATGGCGTCGGCGCTGGTGCTGTCGATCGCGCCGCTGATGATCAGCGCCGGCAGCGTAGTGCCGCCATCGGTGACCGATGATGCCGAAATCACCCAGGCGCCAACCGATGGGATGGGATTGACCGGCGGGCCGGTAACGCCGGGCGTCGGGGGCGCGATTGTGGTCTGACCCAGGGCGAAGGGGTGCTTCGCGTCCGTTTCGGATCGAGCCGAGAAGCGTGGGCAGCCGGTTGTCGGGTCGATCTCCCGGTTGGTGAGCAGCACCTTCTGGCCGTTGAGCCCGACCTCGGGCGTGATGACGATCAGCGCGTCGCCCGGCTTGTAGCCGATCCAGCGCGGCCGGAGCGGCATGGTGATCGGGCCGAACTCGCGGCTGTTCTCGATGCCGTAGCGGGCCAGCGTGGCGGCCTGTTTGATGTCCTGCACGAACGGATAATCGGCTTCCTTGGTCCGCTCGCCGCCGTCGAACTCGACATGCTCGGGCACGCGCACGGGCGCGGCCGAGATGACCTCCCAATTGTGCGCCTCGCTGCGATAGCGCGGGATGATGCCGTTGATGCGATCGCGGCGGGCCTGGGTGGCCTGGACGCTGATCGGACCGGACAGGTCGCCGATGGTGACCGTGTCGAGTGCGACCTTCGGGGCGTTTACGAAGCAGCTGATCTTCGCGCCGAGGGCCAGCGGTTCACCGCAGCCGGCCTGAAGAATGTTGACCAGCGTGTCCCACTTGCTGTCGGTCGAATAGGCAACGCCACCGATCTTCCAGCTGTTGAGGTCGGCGATGTTCGCCCCCTGCACGAAAGCGTCGACATCGATGCCGACGATCGGCGCACCGATGCCCAGCACCCTCTTCCCGTTCTGCCAGCGTCCCAGGCACCACGTCAGGGCGTGGAGATAGGGATTTTCGGAATAGACATAGGTCGACTCCTGCAGCGCGCGACAGGAGCCCGAGCCGCCCGGATAGGTGCTGTCCAGGCGCGGGTCATAGACCTTGACGCCCTTCACGACCCAGCCGGGCTTGGGCGTACCATTGGTGAACTTCTTGCCCTTCGTGTCGAAGCGCATCCGCCACATGGCCGCGGCATAGCCCGACAGCTTGTGCGCCGACGTCCAGCCTGGCGGGGTCAGCGGGTCAGCGGGGATGGACAGGGACACGGGCTCGGGCGTCTGGCCAAGCTGCGTCTTCTGCCACATGAAATCATTGTAGAAGCCCAGCGCGGAGCCGTTGATGTCGAACGGGACGACCACCTGATCCGAGTAGAAGTCCTCGATCTCCTCCACGGGACCGGCGCCGGACAGGATCACCACGAAGGTCTGGCGATCATTGTCGCCCTTGTCGTTCGTGTCGTTCGTGTCCCAGTAGACGATATTGCCGGCGTTCCACGTCCGGCCCATCAGATAAGGGATGCCGGCGCTCGGATCCGAATTGAACGTCGTCTGTGAGCCGGTTAGCGGTGGTCGCTTGGCCGTCAATCCAGCTGCCAGGGATAGAGCCGTCGATGCAACGCTAGCGACCGTGGCGATCGTCGACAGACTAACACCAGCAACAAATGTGCCGGCCGAGGCCGCGGCAATGGATGTGCCGGCGGTTAACGCAATGCCTGCGCCGACGCCCGTCGCGACCAGCGCGACCGCACCAACGACCAATGCCGCGGTTCTCAGGGTCCTCGACATAGTGCATCATTCTCCAGGAGAAGGAGATTCGGGATGGCGGCGGTAGCGCAGGTGTTGGCGGCGGCCTTGACGTTGGCCGGCTCGGAGCGAACGACGACACGCGTGGAGGTGGACGGAAAGGTCTACCGGGTTGCGGTTCAGGATGGTGCAGTGCTGGTCGCGAACAAATCAGCTGTCGTTATCTGGTCATTGGAAGAGCGCGACCGCCAGCGCACTGCGGTTTTCAAGGCGACCGGCTGCAAGATAGTCGACGAGTTGCCAGCGGCGGATGCCATCCTGCGCGGTCGCCTGTCCTGCCCTACCGGCGCGGGGTCGCCCGCCAAGCCGTGATGTACTCGATCGGCTGAAGCACGCCGGCCCCGACCAGATCCTGATGATAACCGACGCACCGGCCGTTCCCGAGGGCGACGAGTAGGGCGCCACCGAAATCATGTTCGCCGGGGATCGCGATGATATCGCCGACGACTGCTGCAGCCGGCGCGATCCGCTCCAGGCCATGCGCATCGACCGCCGCGCAGATGTTGGCGAAACCGCGATCTGCCAGCGCCTTCCGCGCCGAGCGCACGGTTCGGTAGCTTCCCTTCGCCGGCAACTTCACCCGATAGCCCAGCCGCCTGAGATGCGCCGCCGCCATGCGGACGCAGTCGCGCTCGCCGAACTTGAACGGCTTGTCGCGGAACTCATCGAGGGTTGCCTGCGCGGCCAGCCGGCGGCGCTCGGCCTCGGGGACGATCGTCATACCACGAAGCTTTCGGGAACGGAGAACTGGAACCCCCAGGGGGCATTCATCGTGTACGACACGGCTCGAGGCGGCGCCTCCACGCCCCAATAGACGCCTTGGGGAACGCCGGTCTGGAAGTCGAAGCCAAGCTCGCCGGGCCAGATCGACTTATGGAAGCCGGTCGACAGCCGGGCGCCTTCGTCGTCCGTGAAGAACCGCTCGAAGATCGAGGCGACCTCATATTCAAGTTCCCGGCTGTTCTCGCCGGCCGTCAGCACGGGCACGTCGAGTTCGCCAATGAACAGCAGGTGCGGCGAAGGAATGACCTGCCCGGTCGCCCGGTCGACGCCGCCCATGTAGATCGTCACCAGCGACCCCTGCATGTCAGGCCCCGCCAGGTCTGCCGCCGCCGCGTCGCTCGCCGGCAACAGCGTCACCGACAGCCGCGGAGCCTCATTGCCCATCCCGTCCGTCAGGCTGGAGATCGCGGACAGCGTCCCATAGGTCGGATCCTTGCCGACGAAGGTGCGCGAGTTGAACGACAGCTGCCCCGCGCCGTCGAGCAGGTTGACCTGATAGTCGGGCAGTTCGATCGAGACGGCACCGAAGACGGTCGGCGCTCTGCCGCGAAGGTCCGCATCCCATCCCGGAGTGAGATCGCTCATTATTCGGCCTCGGTGATGCGGAACTGGAGCCCGACATTGCGCGCGACGTCGACGCTCCAGCCCTGGCTGTTGCCGTCGGTGAAGCCCTCGATCTTCGGCGTGTCGATCTCGACGACCGCGCCATCGGCGTAGGAGACGCGCATCATCGGCTCGATCGACAGCGCTATCTTGCCGGCGCTGCTCGCGGTGCCGGCAGCCATCAGCATGTGCAGATAGCGGCGGCCGCCATGCACGACCGAGACCATCTGCCCGGCCTTGAACTTGCGCCCCGTCGTGACACCCCGGATGTTCAGCGTCGTGCCCGCCTGCCCGGCACCGTCGACCGCGCCATCGCCCGTGCCGTCGACATCGATCGTTTGTGGCCAGGGGAAGATGGCGCCCTCCTTCTTCCCCTTGATCAGCGCCGCGACCCACGCGGCGGCCTCGTCGTCGCTCGCCATCGTGTTCATGGTGACGTCGATCGCGAACCGGTCACCCAGCCGGTTGAGCTTCTGGTCGGCGCCGCCCAATGGCGAGCGGAGCACGCCTCCCCAGTCCAGATAGGCGGGATTGACCGCGCCGGGCCCCGGCGATGACGGAATGAGCACCGCCATCAGCCGCGTCCCAGCCGCTGACGACCGCGCCGACGCAGATCGGCCTGTGCCATGGCGCTACCGCCGGCCGCGCCGCGCTGGGCCGCGACCATGTCGCCCGAATTGATGCGGTCCCAGAACTCGGGCGTCATCAGGTTGCCCTCGAAATAATTGTGAATGGCGCCGCCGCCCATGTCCTGGCCGGGTTTGCGGATGTCAACGATCTCGCCTCGGGTGGCGCGGAACTGCACCAGGTTCCGGTCGATGCCGGACATGCCGCCCACCTTGAAGGAGCCACCCGTCTTGAAGCCCGGCATATCGCCGCCGCCCGTGCCCAATGTCGACGCTAGAAAATCATCGGCCGACGTCGTGCCGCCGCCGAATATCTTCCCGAACGTCCCGAACAGGCCGGTGAGCCCCCCGATTGCGCCGCCGAAGTCGCCGCGCTTGATGGCGCTGAGCATCCCTTGGAAGTCGCTGACGACGCTCTGCGCCATGTTGCCGAAAGCTTCAGCGGTGCGCGCGGTCGCATCCTCGGCGGGATCGACCATGTTCTGGTCGAGCCTGCCGAAATGCTGGCCTATGGCGTCGACCATGTCGGGCACATAGCTATGCCCAACGACCCGGTCCCAGAGTTCATAGAAGGCATCGCCGACCGCCTTGATCTTCGCCTTCACCGCGTCGAACAGTGCCGAGAGCTTCTCGCCGATCCACTGCTTCACACCTTCGTAAAGGCGCTTCAGGATCGGCCCGATCTTGTCCCAGTTCTGCCAGGCGACATAGACCGCAGCTGCAGCCGCGGCGATCAGCGTCAACGGCCCGCCGGCGATGGCGAGCCCGAGCAACGCGCGGCCGATCGTCGCGATGATTGGCACCAGCGTCGTGAAGATCGGGCCCAGCCGGGCGACAACCGCAATCACGGTTCCGAAGCCGCTGACGACACTGCCGACGATCGCGACGAGCGGGCCGATTGCGGCGACGACAGCGCCGACCGTGACGATGATATTCAGCAGCGCCGGGTCAAGTTCGGACATCTTGTCGACGAGGCCGGAGAGGCCGGACACCAGGCTCGTCACCATGGCGAGCAGACCGCTTTCGCCGATCTTGATCGCCAGGGTCTCCAGCGCGCCGCCCAGCTGCTCCATCTGGGCATTGAAGCCCTTCATCCGCTGCGCGGACTGCGCCGCGGCGTCCGTCTTCGCGATGCTGGCGGCGAGCGTGTCGAGCCCCTGCGACCCCTGCTGCATCAGCGACAGAGCGGCGCGAATCCCGTCTGCACCGAACAGGTCGCCCATCTTCTGGATGCGGTCCTGGTCGGACAGGCCGGCGAACTTGTCCTGAAGCTCCTGCGCGATCTCGGCCATAGACCGCATCTGGCCGTTGGCCTGGTAGAACTTCAGGCCCATATCCTGGATCACGCCGGCCGCCGTCGACGACGGACTGCCGATCGCCATCAGCATGGCCTTGAACGACGTTCCCGCATCCGAGCCCGAGCTGAAGCTCGACGAGATGGCGGCCAGCGTCGTCGTGAAATCCCTGAAGTTCACGCCGACCTTGCCGGCGACGCCACCGGCCTGCGCCATGGCCAGCTGAAAGTCGTTGAAGTCGAACTTCGACTGGTTGACCGAGCCGGTGATCAGGTTGACGACGCCGGGAAGGTCGGAGACCTGCATCTTGAATTGCGCCATCGTGTCCGTAAGCGCCGCCGCCGCCGGATCCAGTTCGGTGCCGGCCGCCGCCGCAAGGTCGATCGCCGCCTTCGCTGCGCCACCCAGGATCTGCTGCGCAGTGAGGCCGTTCTTCGCGAGCATGTCCATCGCGCCAGCCGCTTCGGAGGCGCTGAAGACCGTCGACTTGCCCAGATCGAGCGCGAGTTCGCTCATGGCCTTCATCTGCGCGCCCGAAGCCTGCGTCGAGATCGACACGTCGTTCATCTTCGCTTCGAAGTCGCCTGCGAACTTGACGATTCCGGCGCCCGCCGCAGCGAGGGGAGCGGTCAGGCCGACGGACATCGACTTGCCGATGTCGCCGATCTTGTCGCCGATCTTGCCCAGGTCGCGGCCGAGCTTGGTCATTTCCTTCTGGGCTTCGCTCGCACCCTTCAGGAACGCAGCTGTGTCGAGACCCAATATGACTCTGAGCTGGCCGATAATAGAGCTGGACATGCCGGCCTCCTATTTCCGCGTCAGAGCGCGCCCCCAGGCCGCCAGTTGGTCTTGCCAGGGCTTCGACTGGCCCCGCTTCGGCTTGGGCTTTTTCGGCGACAGCAGCGTCGACAGGCGGGGGAACTTCTTCACCCGGCCGAGTGCGGCGGTCATGTGGCCGATCGTGATGGCACGGTCGCTATCGACCTGGGCGCGCGCAGCGGCCCCTTCGAAGACCCGAGCAATCTCGCGCGGCGTCAGCCGCCAGAACTGCTCGGGATCGCGACCGATCTCGCACCATCTTACTTGGAGCCGGCCCCATTCCCAGACCGGCCCGTCGTCCGAGGGCCCGAGGCGGACGTGCCACCCTCCCCGGCATCGGGGAACGCTGCCTGCACGGCCCGGGTGATCAGTTCTCCGGCCTGGGCGAGACCGCCGAGCTCGTCGATATATTCGCCCGCCTTCTCATCGGCCAGGCTGGGCTCGCTGTCGGAGAGGCCGATGCGAAAGAGCTTGCGGACATCGCGGATCGACGGCTTCGCGCCGATGATCGTCGAGATCTCGGTGATGTCCTTCAGGTTGAACTCTTCCTCGATCACGCACAGCGCGTTCGTGGAATAGCAAAGGATGTGGTCGACTCCCTCGATCTTGAAGCCGACCTGTCCGCGCTGACGATTGGCGGCCGCCATGTTATGCGGCCGCCGTCAGGGTTGGCTTGCCGCTGACCTTGAAGGTGGCGGCGCCGGTCATGCGATCGTCGATCGGCGTGGCGCGCGAGTGCGAGGTGAAGAAGCCCTTGAGATCGAGCGTCGCACCGTTCGGGAACTCGACCTGCCATTCCTCGACAGCATCGCTCGCGAAGCTGTCGGCGATCTGGTCGTCGTCCGCCTCGCCGGGGATAAGGTTATAGGTCAGCGTGGTTTCGCCGCCGTCCTTGAGGCCCGGCTTATATTCGCGCCAGCCCTCGGGCGAGCTCATGTGCGTGAACTCGACCGCATCCTTCGTCATCTCGGGAGGGTTGAATTCGACGACCTCGGCGAGCGTGACATAGGTGCTTACGCCGGTCTTCTTCTTGAACAGGGTCAGGTGACCGATATCGGTGTCGGCAGCGGTAGCGGCCATGGCTATTCTCCCTCGCAAAATGACGAAAAATTGGACGGACTGTCCGTCACAGTTGGCGGATCACCCTCAGGTCGACGCTGGCGCGGTGATCGATGGCGCCGATACTCGCTTCGCCCTTCTGGGCTTCAACCTTGCTGTCCGCGTCGATGACGAAGACCCGGTATTTCTTGCCGGCAGCGACGTCGCGGAGGCCTTGGCAGAGAGCAACGACCGCGCGGCGAAGTCGGATGGCCGCGCCGGGGGTCTTCGCCCAGCAATCCACCTGCACACGAGCATCGCTCCAGATCGGGTTGCCCGTCATCTTCAGTTCGGGAACGTCGCTGATCAGGTGCAGCACGATGGCCGGCGCATCATCGCCCTGAGGCCGCAGTTCCCAATCGACGCGATTGCCAGCGATGTCGCTGATGCCCGCGGTCTCGAGCATCTTGGCGCGCAGCCATTCCTCCATGATCAGCCCTTTCGAGCGAGACGCTTGGCGTAGCGTTTGGAAGCGGCGGCGAGCGCACCCCACAGGTCGCGAGCCAGGCCGCCAAGCAGCCCGCCGCTATGTTGGTCCCACGCCTTGCGCATGTAACCGCGCGGCGGGTTGTTAGGACTGCCGAACTCTTGGGGCAGCGCTTGAGGATAACCATCGGCGGTCGGGCCCATATAGACTTCGACCGTAGCCTTGTCGGCAGAACGCTTGCGGCGCTGCCCGGGCGTGCCCTGCTTCGTGCCGACGATGATGCTGCTTTCCAGATCGCCCTCGTCGACCGGCGCATTGACCTTCGCGGTGTCCGCCATAGGCTGGAGCCGGCGCTTGCCGAAGCGGGTCAAGGTCGCTTTGCCTATGTGGCGCGGCAGCTGCCCCAGGGCCTCGTTACATTGGCGCAGGCCCTTAATCTGAAACTGGGTGCGGCTCATAGATCGGGCCTGCTAGCCGCGGTGATCTCACGAGCCGAGCGGCGATCATATCCGCGCGCTTCCTTGTTACCGGTGACTTCGAAGGTCTCGCCCTCGCACTCAAGGAAGTCCTTGCCGGTGATGGACAGGGTCAGGGCATCCCAGCGCATCAGGAAGCGGCTTGCTAAATCCTGCGCCTGTTGCCCGGCGCGAACTTGCTCGCCATCCGAGACGTCGACCTTCTTCGCCCAGCGGCGGCCAATCTCGACCGGAGCGCCCTGGACGCGCGAGAACCCATCGTCGACGATCGGCGCGCGCTTGATGATGACGAGACGATCGAGATCGCCGGCAGCGAGGCCAGCCATCAGGCGTAGACCTGGCGGGAACGGAGCAGTCGGTTTGCAGCTTCCGAAATCGCAGGCGCCGAATCGCGATGCTTATACTGGTCGCCCGTGATGAGCAGGATGGCCGAAATGATGTTGGCGGGTACCTGTTCGTATCCAGCATCATAGCGGATCGTCACGGCCTCGGGCTCATCGGCGGTGGAGGGCCAGCTTTTCCCAGCCCGGAGCGAGACGTGGCTGCCAGCCAGCCGATAGTCGCTGCTCGGCATGGTCTGCTCGATGCCAGCTGTGTCGAGATACTTCACGCTGACGATTGCCGCTACCGGGCCGCACGGCAGATAGATCGCGCGGTCCCGTCCGAAATCGTCCAACCGGGCCTCAAGGATCTGCTGGCCGAGCGCTCGGCCGAGTTCACCGTCGGGCCCATCGAGAAGCTCGGTCGCCGCAGCGATCATTCGCTCGACGTCGGCCTGCTCGTCCGTTCCGCCAGCCAAGCGAAGGCGAGCGACCGCCTCCGCATAGCTCACCACCGGATCGGGCGGGGTGACGACGACGACGCGCATGTCAGGCGGCCTTGCCGTCCGTCTTGCCGCCAGCAGGTTTCGTGGTCTCGTCCGTCTTTGCGGACGCAGCCTTCTGGCCGTGCGTCACCTCGTCGGTGGTCTCTTCGAACTTGCCAGCGGCGACGAGCTTTTTGCCGCGCTCTGCAGACTCCTCGATGACGGCCCCGCGCGGTAGCGACCCGATTTCATGGTTGACGGCGATCTTTGCTTTGATGCGCATGGTGCGCTCCTACCTGTCCACGGAAGAAGGGTGCGGGACGGCGAAAGGGAACGCCGCCCCGCGGTTCACGCCTGGAGGGGCGTTACGAAGAAGCCTTGGCCAGCCGAGCGGCGCGGATGGCCGCCTGAAGGTCGGGCTTCGAGCGAGCGTCGCCGGTGTCGATTTCCTCGGCCTTCGCCTTTTCCTTCAACTGGGCGACAGTCAGGTCAGTGAGGTCGTCGACGATCTCCGCCGGTTTGCTCTCGGCCTGCTTCGGTGCGCCTTCCTTGAGGCAGCCGGCTTTGATCAGCCGAGCGGCATGCCCCTCATCGGCGGGGGTAAAGCCCGCGCCGGGGAAATGCCGGCTGTTATCGCGGATGTCGACCATCTCGGCCGTGACGGTGTGGGTGTGCTCTTTCATGCGTGGCTCCATTGAAAGGCGGGGGCGCTACACCCCGCCAAGCCAGATCAGGCCGACTGCGCGGCGGTCGGCAGATGACGCGCACCCGAAAGGATGGCAGCGGCCGAGAGGAAGACGTTGCCGGAGTTGTTGGCCGGCGTGACGGTGAGGCGAACATATCGCTTCGATCCGACATAGCCGATCTTCCGAACCTTGTTGTCGTCGTCGAACTTGAAGCCCGCCGACGCCTCGGTGCCGGTCAGCTGGGCATCAGGCACCGCTGCGGCGTCGCTGAGGTTGGCGGCATCGCCATGCTCGATGAGCACGGTGAAGGTCGCGTCCGCGTCGGCGATCGCGCCGAGCAGTATCGCGAAAACGAGCATCTCGAAGCCGAACAGATCGATGATCTGCGAGACATACGGGGTGTTGTCGGTGATGGCTGCAGCCGGGCTGATCGCACGGCGCACCTCGATGTGGTTGGCCAGGTCACGCATGGGTATCTCCTATGTTGCGTGATTGAGGTGAGAGGGGCCGGGATCAGCCGGCCCCAGGCGATCAGGCCGGCACGTCCAGGCCCACGAAGGGCGAGACTTCCCAGCCGTTCTCTTCGGTGATCGGAGCATTGAGCCAGGGGGCACCGTCGACGTTCCAGAAGAACTTGATAACGGTCTGGTTCGACGTGAACTTCACGTGCTCCGAACTGGCGACGAACGGTCCCGAGCCATCCTTGATCAGGTACTGCGACCAGTCGACCAGGGTGATGTCACCCTTTGCGCCCAGTTGCGGGGCCCGATTGTTCCAGCGCACAGGGTAGCCGAGGAGCGTGCCGGCGAAGCCGTCGACCGCGCCGGGCTTCCAGATGTAATGCCCCTCGGGATCGGTCATCGTGGCGATGTCGACGAGCGACGACTGCGGCATCGACCACACGGGCGACTGGCCGCCGCGCATCAGGAACCGCGACACCATGTTGAGAAGATCGGCATAGGTGACGTGATTGGCCGTGGCGCGATTGATGAACTTCATCGCGCCGGAGTTGCTCGCTCCGAGCGGCTGATGGACGCCGGTGCCGCGCTGGAACGCGAAATCTTCGGCAGCGCTCGAAGCGGCACGGAACAGGCCCTCGACGAAGGCCCCGCTCGCCTGCCAGTTGCGGAGCAGCTTGTCGGTGACCGTGACGAAGCCCGCAATCTCATGCGGCGTAAGCGTGATCGACTTCAGCTTCGCATCGGTCTCGGGCTTCTCTTCGCCCTCCCCGATCCACTTGAACTCGACACCGCCGAACATGTTCTTCGGGTTTGCGCCACTCTGATCGAGCGCCGGCATGGTGATGCCCGCATCCGGCGGGGAGCCGGCGGGGATGACATTGGCACGTGGGCGCACCAGGGCATCCTGCGGCGCCACCGACATGATGTTGCTGCGCAGCTGAACGGGGACCATGAACCCGCCCTGGGTATCGTTGTCCATGCGCATCGACGCGCCGATCTCGCCCTCACCACCGACATTGGCGGCCGCACGCTCGACGTAATTGAGGCGCTGATCGTTCGGGTTGAACCGGACCGACGACAGGAACTCGCCGAAGCTCTCGAATTCCTTTTTGCCGTGCGGGCCGTCGGGAATCGTAACACTGCCGCGGCGCGAAACGGCGCCAGCCGATGCCGCGCCGGCCGCCTCGGCGGCTTCCAGGCCGGTCATGCGGCCGATACGCACGTCGAGCGCATCGAGCTTCGTCTTCAGCGCATCGTAGGCAGTGACCTCTTCAGCGGTGAAATCGCGGCTCTCGCCTTCAGCGGCGTCGATCATGCCGCGCATCTGCGCGACCAGGTTGGCGCGTTCCGCGCGGAGCGTCGCGAGCGGACTGGCGACAGGCGGATGCCCATCGGGTGCGCGCATGAATCGGCCCTGGCTGCGTTCCGCCGCCGTCATCGGGCCCAGCGCCGCCGCCGCCAGGGCGCCGGCCAGAAGCACTTTCGTCATTTTGGTATCTCCCGGCCCGGTGGGCCATAGATGTGCCGGACATGCGCCGGGGTCGTCCGTGCCGGCGCACGAACGCGGCGTCTTCCCCGAGGGGATTGATCAGTTGCGCAGAGCGAGCGCCCGCTTCTCGCGGGCCGGAGCGAACTTGCGCGGCGCGGGCGAAGTCGCCCCGAAGCGTGCGAGCGTTTCCTTCATGGTGGCGACCCGGTCGGCCATGCCTTCCTTCACAGCAGCGCTGGCGCCGAGCATGCGCCCTTGACCGAAGCCATCGCGAACCTGAGCTGCAGTCACGCCTCGGCCCGAAGCAACGCGATCGACGAACATGCCGAAATAGTCGTCGACACGGCCCTGCATGTACGCACGGGTGTCGTCGGAGAGCGGGCCCAGAAGCCCCTCACCCTTGAACTTGCCGGCGCTGATGATTTCCCGGCTGATCCCGGATTTTTCCAGTGCGGCAGTGACGTCGTCATAAGCCGTGCGGACCCCGATCGCGCCGACTGCCGAGCTTGGCGAGACCACGATCTCGTCGGCAGTCGAACCGATCCAGTAGCCCGCGCTGGCGAGGTTGCCCGTGACCTGGACGACAATAGGCTTCGTGCCGCGAACGGCAGCGACCGCTGCAGCGGCCTCATCCACATTGATCACATTTCCGCCAGGCGTGTCGGCGTCAACAATGATGGCCTTTACCTTGTCATCCGCGGCGGCCTTGTCGACCGCTGCAGCGAAGCCTTCGGCCGTGGTGCCACTGCTCGAAAGTGAACCCATCATGCCCACGCGAGGCGAGATGATGCCGCGCAGGGGTATGATCGAAATGGCACCTTCCTGGCGAGCCACGGCGGTGGCGGTCTGCGGCGCAATCCGCGCCTCGATTTCCTCCGCCGAGAGCTTGCCGCCATCGGCTTGGAAGGTCAGAAAATCGACGATGGCGAGCAGCTTGGCTTCCTCCATCGCCCAATATTCGGAGGCGAAGGCGGCGAGAATGTGCGGATATTTCATGCCGGCTCTTCCTCTTGGATGGTGGCGCTGTCTCCCGCCGGATTGGTCGGCGCGGCGGTCGCGTTCTTCAGCGTCTGAACATTGTTCGAAACGAAGTTGATGTCGCCGTCCGCACCGATGCCGTTCATATCCTCCAGCGCGAGGATCTGATTGATGGTCATGCCGAGCTCGAACATCGTCTTGTAGAAGGCGGCCCGCGCGGCCATGTCCCCGCGCAGGATCGCATTCATGTTGAATTTGACGAACAGGCCCTTGTTCCGCTCTTCCTCAGTGAAGAGCTTCCAGTCATATTCCTGCTCGGTGGCCTGCACCCAGGGCGCAACGGTCTGGCGTATGAAGCCCAGCATCAGCTGCTCGATGCCGCTTCCCCAGCTGGTCGATTTCTCGTGGCTCTGGAGCATGACAAGCGGCACGTCGTACATGCGCGCAATCTCGGCGATCTGAAACTCTCGGGTTCCCAGAAACTGCGCATCATCCGGGGGAATGGTGGTTTGAATGAACTTCATGCCCTCTTCGAGCACCTTCACCCGGTGGGCATTATCCAGCCCGCCCTGCGCCTCCAGAGAAGCGACCGGGTTCTCGGGCGCAGCCTTTTTCTCCCCGCCAGGGGCGCGGATGTTCTGCCGAGCGTTGGACGATAGCTTGCCCGGGTGCATGAGAAAGCCGCCGCTTTTCATGTCATTGGCAAAGAACTTGCCGCCGAAATCCTCCAGCGCCTTGGCCATGCCGAGCGCTTCTCGCGCGATCGCAACCTGCGAATAGCCGATATAGCCGTCGTGGCTCAGATCCATCACGTGCGCGACATCGCCATGATCGATCCGAAAGGTTCGTCCGTCGATGTTGGTGCGATACTCCAGCCGCCCATCCACCCGATGCGGCCGCGTGCGATCGGGGAGAAGCGGCCAGAGGCCGATGGCTTCGCCCTTATTGTTCCGCTCAATCTCCTGATACCCATTGCCCCAGAGCAGGGCGTGGCCTTGGGTCGTTTTCCGCAGCGTGCGCGATGACATATAGTCGTTCGGGCGAAGGCCGAGGCGCTGCGACATAGGATGCTCGGTCACGAGCGTCGATCCGCCCAGCCCGTCGCGCTGCCTGATCTCCAGCGGAAAGTTGGCGATCGGATTGCCGATCCGATTGGTGCAGGCGTAGACGACCGGCAGATAGAGCGCCGTCGATTCCGAAACCTGGACACCCGCAGCCGTTTTGCCGCCGCCGATCATGCGCACGAACCAGCCGTCGCGCGACATGCTGTCGGACGGGCCGTGACGCGCTTCCATCGAAGGGGCTGTCAGCGCCGCCCACGCATTCGAGAAACGGCCCATCACAGCGTCTCGATCTCGATTTCCAGCAGCCCGCGCTCTTCATAGACGCTGGTGGTATCCTCGATTGGAAGCTGCATCGGCGCCAAAGCGTTCACCGCTGCGTCGATGCCGTCGATCTTGTTGGGCGACATCGGCGTCTCCTTCTTCGGCAGGATCGAGCCGTCCACACGGCGGTCGACGACCGCGTTGCCGGCCATCCATTCCATGACGGGGTTCGCATCGTGCAGAAGCTGATGCGGGCCAGCCTTTACCCGCGCCTCAAGATCCTTTGCCGGATCGCTACAGTTCTTTGCATTCTTCGGATGAATCTTCGCAAAGGCGTCATCACCATCGCCGAAGTCGTCGTTCAGCTGGGCGGCCATGATCTGCCATGCGCCGTACTGATCGCCGACGGCGTTCTTCACATTGAGCACGGCCTTCAGTCGTCGTACCTGCCGTTCGACCCGGCGGTGATCGATGAAATCGCCCGGCGTGGCGATCAGTCGCCCGGCCGCCTGCCAGCGCCGATACATGGCGATCACTTCTTTCTCGGATTGGCTTTCCCGCTTCAGCACGGCCTGGGGAACGTAGAACCATGTTTTCAGCAGAAGCCGGCCGGTATCGTCGAGGGCGGCTAGCACCAGGGCGGTGATGTCATCCTTGTCCGATAGGTCGGTGCCGATGAAGCACTCCAGCCCCCGGAAGTCCTGAAGCCGAAGCGATGGATCACCGCACGCCTGCCACTGGGCGACATTGAGCCACGCCGAGGCGGCGCCCATCCAGATATTAAGGCGCTTGGTCTTGAACTCCCCTTCCGCCGAGGGGCTGTTCTGGGCCTCGATTGCGTATTGCCGAAGCTCTTCCAGCTGTACGGCGCTGCCGAGCAGCGGATTGGCCTTGATCCATTTCGTTTCATCGAACGGATCATCGCCGGCCTTGCGGCCATCTCCATAGTCTTCCGCCCGGTCGAGCGTGAAGATGATGCCGAACACATGTTCAGCAATCACCGACCGCTCGAGCACCTTCGTCGCAAAGGTGCGCTGCTCATAGCAAACGCCGTGCAGATTGAAGCCCGCGGTAGTGATCTGCCACAAGAGCGGCTGCTTCCGCGCGCCGAAGGCCGAGCGCATGACATCGTACAGTCCGCGATCGCTATGCGCGTGGAGCTCGTCCATCGTAACCAGGTGCGGGTTATGGCCGTCCTGGGTCTTCGACTTCGCGTGCAACGGCTGCATGTAGCCGCCGTTGTCTGCGCAGGTGATCGACTTTGCCCAGGCGCGGATCCCGAACGCTTCCTGGAGTTCGGGCAGCTTTTCGACCATCCGCTTGGCCGGGTGGAAAACCTTCTTGGCCTGATCGAACGTCGTCGCCGCCGTCAGCACTTGGGGGCCGGGCTCGTTCTCCATCGCCAGGCAATAGAGCGAGACGCCGGCAGTCTTGGTCGACTTTGCGTTTTTCCGGGCGACCTCTTCATAGACGACGGTGAAGCGGCGAAGCCCGTTGTCCTTCCGGCGCCACCCGAAGACAACGGCCAGAATGAATATCTGGGCTGGCTCCAGAGTGATCGTCGGCGTGTCCCAGACACCCTCGATATGCGGAAGCATCTCCATGAACCCGCAGACATCGTTCGCGTGGTCGACCGACCAGCGATAAGGCCACTTCGGATCGCGTTGGCGCTTCAGATCGTCGAGGTGGCGTTGGGCCGCGAGCCGAACCCATTTGCAATGACGTCGCTGCTTCTTGTCGGCCGCCGCGGCCTTCGCATAATCCAGCGCGCGGGCGGCAAAATCCTTAGCGGCCGCCGAGGCGCTTGAACGGGTTGCTCGTTTTGGTCGGGTCATCGGCCACCTTGCCGACCCGGCTCTTGCGGCCTGCGATCCCGAGCAATTCGGCATATTGGCGCAGCAGCGTCAGATATGCGGCGGGGGGCGGGTCGCCGCCGGCCTTGAACGCCTGGCGCACCAGCGCCTCGGTCGAGCAGTACCGCGCGAACAGGTCGCTATCGAGTTCGGTTACGCCGGCCGCCATCACGCGACCGACGTTCTCGTGCCAGACATCGATCGCGCCGGGTGTGAGATAGTCGGGCGCGATCGGCGGGTCGCCGGGCACGATGATTTCCGTCTTCAGCGCATCGCGGAATGGTCGGAGCGTACCGGTCGCCAGCTTCTCCGACGGGGCTTTTGGCTTCGGGCCTCGCTTCATGGGTGCCTCCCAGGCGGGGGGCCAGAAATTTAATTCGGCCAGAAAGTTTAAATCGGGCGTGCGAAAAATTGCCCCCACGCGCGGTCCCAGAGCCCTCGGGCCCAGACTTTCGACCCACCCCCGGTCGGGGCGGCGCGCTCGCCGGGTCGCGAGGGCTAGAAATGGCTGATTTCTGCCGTTTTCAGTGACGATCGGCGCGACGTCGCAGGCGTGCGCGCGCTGCTTCGCGTGCGGTCTTCGCCTTGTGGCAGGGATCGCACAGGCCCTGCATGTTATCACGGTCGCCTGTCCCGCCCTCGGCCAGCGGCGTGATGTGATCGGCGGTCGTCGTGGCGGTCACCAAGCCGGAGGCGTCGCAGATGCGACACAGCGGCTCTTCGCGCAGCACACGCTCGCGCATCTTGTCATGCGCCGTGCCATAGCCGCGATCATGCCTCGATGCCCTACGCGTCCAGTTCGACGGCTTGGCCTTGGCGATCGGCTTGGCCCGCAGTCCGGGAGGGCGGCTGGGCAAGTCGTTGCTCCCATGGGTAGCCCGCACGATCTGGCGGCGGGCACCGGACGCGCTGCTAGGACACATGCGGCCCTACGCGTCCGGTAGTGTTGGGCTCCGACATTGCCGCCCCAGATGGCAGGTCAGGTCATCAAAGCCTCTCGGGGTATTGTGTGTAGGCAGCCTTCGGACTTCCGTCCGCGATGCGCGGAAAGAGGGTGGGCGGTTCGACCTCTTCGCCTTGCGGGTGGGTCAGCAACCACGACAGCTGCTCAGGCAGCGGCACCCATAACGGGCTGCCCGTCCACTACCAAATCCGCCGTAAGAAGGGAAGTCGCGATCTTCATGCGGAAGGTCTGACCGAACGCCACCAAGACAAAGGCGTCGCCGGTGGTCTCGACGGTGCCGGACAGCCCTGCGAACGCACCCTCGCCGATGCTGACGCGCTGCCCCATATGCAGTCGGCGACGACGCTTGCGGCGAGCCTGGACACGTGCGCGCTCTTCCGCGTGGCGCAACCCTTCGACCTCGCCATCGCCGACGAGGGGAACGCGGCCAGCATGGCGGAAGAGGGAGAAGTCAGGATAAGGATTGATCGGTGACGCTTCGGCGATGATCAGGTCGCGCAGATGAACGGCCCGAACGAACACGAACGTTGGTGCGATCGGCACGTCGCGCTCAACCGAAAGATTGCTTCGAGGCCGCTTTCGCGTTTGGGTCGCGCAGGGCGTCCAGGCCTCATAGCCGGCCGCAGCGAGCGCCATCATCAAAGCGAGCGTCCGGCCCGGCGAGGTCCGGAGGATGCACCAGCGACCAGCCGGGTCGATCGTTGTCTTTTTCGTGTTGTCGTTCATTCCACTAACCCCGCCAGATGTTCTCGTTTTACCCCAAGACGCCCCTGCCGTCACGCTGCGCGGCGACGCTCTGCCTCGCGCTCGTCGGGGTCGGCCCGGTAGCTCTCGACCGCTCCATCGACCAGCCGGAACCGGGTCGAGATGCCAAGCCGGCGGAACCGATCATTGGCCTCGTCGACCATGGCCTCTGTCCAAGGCTCCTCCGCAGGCGGCGGCAAGCTCGGCTCCGACGCGCGTTCGATCGCCTCGCGCAGCGCGGCCAGCCGCATCAGCGCCAGCTTGCGGGTCGCGACCATGTCGCCGGCAATCTCGCGGACGATGCCCTCGACCTCGTTGAGATATTGCATCGGCCTGTGGATCGCCCGTTTAGCCGCGGTCAGCACGATGACGGCCGGCAGGTCCGATAAGGACTCGACCATCACCAGTCGCCATTGCTGGCCCTGGGCGACCGACATACCCGGTGCGATCTTCACCGCCAGTCTCCGCAACCGCTCGTCGAGCGCCGCTTCCCATTCCTTCCGGGCGACATCTTCCACCGGTGCGGGAGCGAGGTGCGCCCTGATTGTCTGCTCGGCTTCGAGGATCGTCGCAGCCGGCTCATCGCCGGCGAGCGCGATCGCCGCCTCAATCGTCCAGGCTGATCGGTTCGCGGCCATCCATGCCAGGTCGCGGCGCCCAAGCGCTGGGCCTGTCTGTGTTGCGATTTCTTGTGCCACGTCGTTCTTCCCGCTTGTCCATTTCGTCGATCGCCCTGATCCGGTTCCACCAGGTGCGGTCCCAATCGGCCTTGGTTGCGTCCTTCCCGGCCCGGCTGATCCAGAAGTCCCGGAACTCGTCGAGCCGCTGCTGCAGGCGACCGGGTGGCCAGCCGTCGACGACCTTCTGGACCGCATCGGGCAAATCCTTGGTGGGTTGCCAATCGTAATCCAGGCGGGTGCCGCGCACCGCAGCCGTGCGCCCTGAAGATGCGATAGCATCTGAAGGTATAGGTTCATGAGGAGGTTCCGTGTCCCGTTTTTGGGACGCTTTGCCGCCTTTTTTGGGACGGTTCCGTTTTTGGGACGGTTCCGTTTCCGGTTCCGTTTCCGCTTCTCCGTCATTAGCGGGAACGGGCAGCCGCCATACTATGATCTGCCGGGTCTCACCTCGCCGTTCGCCCGTATCGACAATCAACTGCTCGCTCTTGAGGCGATGCAGCGATGAGAGGACGGTTTTGCGATCCAACCCGGTGAACTCAACCAGCGTCGCGACTGCTGCAAAGCACAGCAACCCGTCGCGCGCCGCATCCGCCATAGCCCACAGCACAAGCTTGTCGGCCGGCCGCGGCGGGTGTTGCCGGCTGGCCCAGATCGTGGCTCGACCGCTCATAGGAGCCCCCTCCCCGAGCTTGCGCGCGCAGAGCGTTCAGCCATCGTCTTCGCCTTGTGGCAGTCAAAGCAGAGCAGCTGTAGGTTCGAGAGGTCCTTGGCCAGGTGGGGGGCGTCGACGATCGGAAGGCGATGATCGAGTTCGAGGATCGAGCGCTCTTCGATCCGGCCATATCCGGCGTCGACGCGACGGGTACCTGATGCTCCGCAATTCGCGCAGCCATCGCCGTCGCGTTTCACCAGCGCCGCTCGCGCTGCACGCCGCTCTGCTGAACTCATCCGGAGATGCTTGGTGCGATCGGTCAACTCCGGCCCCCAAGCATGTCGAGGCGCAAGTGATACTCCGCTCCGAGGCCTGGCTGTTCCAGCCGCTGAAGGTGCCCGGCATCAACCAGCGATCGGATGGCATACTGCACCGCGCGAACGCCCAAACCGGTAGCCGGGCTCAAGCCACGCCGGCCCTTGATCGTCGTGCGTGCTACGCCGTGGCCGTCAGCCAGCCAGGCCAGCCGGAGCAGCACCAGCCGATCGGTGGCGCCGATATCCATATCCCAGACCTGTTCCATCAGCCGGACGCTCATCCGAACATGTCCATCTGCGGACCCGGCGTGAAAGGCTCGGGATCAAGGGCGGGCGGTTCGATCGGCGCGTCGAGCCATCTGGGCCGCGGCGCCGACAAGGGCACGACCTCGGCAGGCTCGCGGCCGAGCCGTCGTTCGATCGATGCGCGCACCGCAGCCGTGATCGGGCCGTTGTTGAACATCATCTTGTAGACGGGGTGCATATACGGCTGGAGGCAGGCCAAGCTCGCCTCGAGCTCCTGCAGACGCGCCTCATCCGCGGTCGGCGGTGGTCCAGCCGCGGCCAGCCGCCGCTTCAGGTCGCGGACGATATCCTGCAGGGACGTCGCACGCATCGCCTGCGCCGACGAGACCGCAGGATCCTCGAGCAGTTGCTCGGCGCGGTGGCTCCATTGAACGATCATGGCTTCGGTCCATCGCCGGCAATCAGGCGTCATGCGCGGGCCGCCTGCTGTAGTTTGCCTGTCCGCGCATACCTCCGCGCGTCGACCTTGATCAGATCTTCGATCGCGGCGCGCGCGTCCGCACTCAGCATCCGCTTCGATCGGATCAACAAGCGGTAGTGCTCGCGATATTCGATAGGGCACCACGAAAGGTACCGCTCGCTGATCTGACGGCCGCGACGGGCGCGGGCTTCGGGGCTGTGGCTGCGCGCCTTCGCCTCTGGCGTGTGAAGGGCTGCGACCTTTTCATGACCTAGCCGGCGGCGGCGCGCCTTACCCTCGGGCGATGAGGCCTCAGCGATCGCAGCCGCACGCAGTGCCTGGCGCCGACGCTCCCTCGCTTCCGGTGTTGCGAATGCAGCTTCATAGCCGGCCCGACGAGCGGCGACGAGCTCCGGATCGGAATGCAACCGGGCCGTCGAACATCGGCGGCACAACCTGTCCGCCGTTCGCGCTTGGCAAGCCGCCTTTTCGAGACAGAACCGATCCCTCACGCGAGCTTATGCTCCCGGATTCGGAGTTCGACGAAGGCAGCGTCGGCGTCGACCGGGAAAGTGCGATTGATCAGCGCCATTGCGCCCGATCGATCGCCGGCGAGCAGGCAGTCGATGAACCCCGCCAGAGCGCGCCGATCACCGCATGCCTCGGGTTCGGTCTCGATCCATTCGGCAGCAAGGTTTTCGAACACCGTCTCGTCGTCGACTTCGACTTCCTTGATGATCAGAAGGTGATCGCGGAACGAACCGTCGGTTGCAGCCAAGCGCCCGTCGTCATCCGCCGCTGCCAGCGCGTCGCGGATCTGGCCGTAGGTAACCGTGATGTCGATGTACATGTTGCAGCCCCTCAGTGCTTCAGGAAGGCGATGGTTCGTTCGCTGTGCCAGCACAGCGCGCAGGTCGCGCAACAGTCGGTGCCGCCCGTCTGGGCAGGGCAAATTACGTGGTCGGTATCGGCAGGCGTGTCGACGACGACCGCGCCGCGGCTTGCACCTCTCCAGCCGGAGAAGCGGACGGCGAAGCGGCCCCAGTCGGCCGCGGCAAGTTCCAGGACGGCGCGGCCGATCTCGTCGAACGGAGATCGGGCGGTGTAGCCGAAGACGTGCAGCGCCGGAAACGTCGCGATCGCCCGCGCCCACATTTCAACATAGCCGGCCGAGTAGAAGTCGCCCAGGACATGGAGCCGGATCAGGAAGCCGCGCGGGTGCGCGGCCTGCAGGGCGGCAATCTCGCGCCATAGCGTTGCCTCGAGCTCGTCGCCGGGCGTGATGCGCTCGGCAGCCTGCATGTTGTTGCCATAGCAGGCGCCCCAAACGGCACAGGTGCGCGGGCATGTCGCTCGCTCTTCCAGCGTCAGCGTGAAGATCGGCCAGCCGCGCCGCGCGCCTTTCAGGACGGTCCTGCCGATCTTGCGGCTTTGATGGCCGTCCTTCAGCACGCGGCCGACCTCGTCGGGATCGAAGACGCGCGACGGAAACATCGACCGCGCGCCGCGGTAAGCGGGGTGGAGCGCGGACAGCACTACCCCCGCCCCCTTGGGCTCGATCGACGCGTGACGGCGAAGCGTTGATGCCTTCATTCCTCGCCACACGCCTCCGAATAGGCGCGCTCGAAAACCTGATGCGCGGCAACGTCCCATTTGAGCAGCGGGTTCGCGCCGCGAGCTTTATGGATCTCGGCGACCCATTCGGCCTGTGTCGCGCCCTGAAGGACCAACTCGAACAACGCCGGCGAATAATCATCCGGCGCCGACTTCATTTCGCTTGCGATCGTCTCGACGATCCCGCCGAACAGCGTGCCGGCATATTGCAGCACGTCGCCCGCGAAAGCCTTGGCCAGGGTGCGCAAAGCCATCCCGGTCACCTTCACGCCGTGGACCTTATGCGCCTTGATAATGCCGCCGATGTTATAGAGCTGTCCCGGCTTCCATGCCGTCGGGTTGGAGTGGGTAGCGAGCGACAATCCGGCCTTGTCGATCAGGTGCTGGATTTCGACTGCGGTGTCGTCGCCGGCGCTGAGGGCGGCCCGGAACAGATCCATCCGCGAAAGTGGCTTTCGCTGGACATTGAGCGCGACGAACGCTGCGGCCTCGTCACCCGGGCTGAAATGCTGCGTGATGACGCAAGGCAGGTCCCACATGTCATTGCGCAGCCGGGCCGCCGCCAGCCGATGCTGGCCATCGACGACCCAAAAGGTGCCGTCGGCGCGGCGCGCGACAACGAGGGGCTGGAAGAGCCCCCAGTCCCAGAACTGCGCGATCTTGCGGATCAGCGTCTGGGAGGTGCTGTTGTCGATCGACCTCTGATAGCTGGGATCGATGTTGAGCTCGGATAGCTTGCGGTTCTCGAGGCTCGGCCGCATCCCAAGCGGCGCGTTCACCTTCACGCGCGAGGTTGCCGGCCGGCTCATGCTTCGACCTCCCCGGCAAGAGCTTCGTAATCGGCAATGGTCGGGAATACCTCTCCGAAGGTCTCGACGCCGGCGAGCAGCTGCGTGAGCTCGTCGAAAGAGTCGAGGTACTGGCCATCGGATTCAGGGCGATCGGCGTAGCTGCCATCTTCCCACCTGAACCACGTCTCTCCATCCGCCACCAGAACGGCCGGCTGGGGGTCCATGGCTGCGATCTCGGTGCGCTTTGCGTCCAGCGCCCTCTCTTTCGCCTGCTCGGCCTCTTTCTGCCGGCGAAGTTCATCGGCCTTCAGTTCGTCGACCTTCTGCTCGGCCTCGATCCGCTTGGCCGCAACATCGGCGTCGCTGACCCAGATGCGGACGTTGACCGCCCAGCCGCCGCCGCGCTCGGGATGCATGAACGCCTCACCCTGCGGGCCGTATTGCGGCCAGAAGACGCGGCCTTCATAGGGAGTGTCGGCAAACGAACCGAGCGCCAGCCGAAGGGCGTACTTCTCGACATCATAGGCGCGCTGGCGCGCTGCGCGCTGCTCGGGCGTCTCGGGTTGATACCCTTGATGAGCGGGCCGCGCCGGCTTGACCTTTTCGACATCGGCCTTGGGGACGAAGAAGCCGTCTTCTTTTACGGCCAGTTCCCCTTGGCCGTTCACCCCGACGATCGCGAAGATGCTGACGTCGCTCGCCTTGGCGTTTGCCCACATCTGCTCGGGTTTCACGGCATAGTCAGAACTGACCAGGACATAGCCCTTGGGAGGCTTCGGAGCTTTCCACGGATATCCGTCGATCCTGATGCCGGAGGGAACGAGGAACTCCTCGATCGACGGGTACTCTTCGCGGCGCGCGGTGATGAGGCGAACGCCCTGAAACTTCGCCATCCTTTCGGCCGCGGCGAGAAGAATAGGGCCGCTGGCCAGCTTGCGCCCGCCGCCATAGGGAGCGTCGGCGGCGCCGAAGAGATCGTCTTCATACTCACCGCCGTCCGCCTCGTAGGTGTCGGCGCCGACGAACTTGAATAGCGCGGATCCGGTGTGCAGCTGCGCCGTGCTATATGCGGCACGGATCCGCGCCGGCGCATGCTTGTCCCAGGTCGACTTTTCCTGTTCGCGGAACACCTGGGCCTGCAGGGTGACATCGCTGCAGGCGACATAGGCCAGGGCCGCATCCATGCCGATCTTGCGCTCGGCCAGGGCTTCCAGGATCTCGGGCGCAAGCTGGGCCAGCCGCAGGCGTTGCTTCACATAGCGCTCGGTGAAGCCGAAGCGCTTGGCGAGGCCGGCCGCGTCCGTCGTGCCCGGCCGCATCAGGCGCTCAAAGGCGATGAACTCGTCGACGGGGCTCATGTCGCGCCGCGCGAGGTTCTCGGACAGTGAAAGCTCGACCGCCTCTTCCATGGGCCGGACGACCACAGGCACGCGGTAATCGTCATCGATGATGCCCCGGGTGTGGAGCAGCGCCAGCGCTGCCAGGCGCCGGCCGCCGCCGACGATCCAGGTGAAGCCTTGCGGGAAAATCTTCTGGCCCGGGTCCTGGTACCCGATCAGCGATTGGAGCAAGCCGTGCGCGGCAATGTCGTCCGCGAGCTCGTCGATATCTTCCGAGGCGCGCGTCTGACGCACGTTCTCCGGCGCTCGATCGAGCAGCGGGTAGCGGATAAGCTGGACGACGGTTTCGGCGATCGGCGCCGGGCCCATGCTGGGCGGGAGCTGCTCGGGTTCGGCCTTGGGGGTGCGGGGCTTTGACGCCGCCGCCGCTTTAGTGGACATTGAACGGATCTCCGTTGCCATGGTGGTGGCGCCCGGAGCGCGAAAGACCGATCGGGCAGATGATGCTCACACCGGCGGGTGCAACCGCTGGCGCATCGGAAATCGTAAGGCAGGCTGGCGTCATGTCAGCCTGCCGATCGGCGCCGGCCGCGGGTCGCGGCGCGCATATGGGCGATAGTCGGCGAAATCGATCAGCCACCTGCGCGACACGCGCTGCAGATATCCGCGCGATCGCTGCATCGATGCTGCAGCCTGGTCGAGCGTCCGCCCGGCCTTGGCATAGGCGAGGCAGACCTGGGCGACGCGAACCTGATGTTCGGAGACCTTGGCCTCCGCCGCGATCTGGCCGAGCAGGCGAGCAGGGCTTTCCATATTTACCCCCCCCCCCCGCGAACGGCAGCTGCACCGAAACGCCGCGCATCAGTCGATCCTTGCGACACGGTGCGAGCCATCGGCCTGGATCACCGCCAGCCACGAGCCGTCGAATAGGATGATGCGCTCATCGCGGAGTTGGGCTTGCGCGATCGCCGGCAGCGCCGGATCACCGGGATAGTTGAGCGTCAGACGCTCCAGATCGATGTCGAAGCCCGGATGATCTCTCCAGCCGCCGCCGTGCCGGTACCATCCGTCGATCTGATCGACGGCACCTGCAGCGTTGTGCTCGGACAGCCATAGCGGGATATCGCCGAGCAGTTCGTATTCGGAGCAGCCGGTGCACCGCACATGGTTGGCGGCAACGGGAGTGAGATCGAAGGGGATCATCAGATCATCCCCAGCGCGGCCATGTAGGTTTCGAGGATCATCGCCTCTTCCTCATGCTCGCCCTTTTTCTTCTTCCGGATGGCGATGAGCTTGCGGACGATCTTGGTGTCGTAGCCACGGCTCTTCATCTCCGACATCACCTCCTTGATGTCGTCGGCGAGGCCCTTCTTTTCCTCTTCCAGGCGCTCGACCCGCTCGACGAACAGGCGAAGTTCCTGCGCCGCGATGCTGCCCGAGTTGTCACCGATATCTGCCATTCCGACCTCGTCAGGCGCGCGTCAGGCCCCGCGCGCTGGGCACAGTTTCTCGCCGCCGGAGACCACCCCCGACGCGCGTCGCAATTTCAGAAGGGCTGAAGGCTCTGACCCAGCCGGGTCAGCCGTCCGCAGCCATGTGTTGGTTCTTGGCGATGAAAGCCCGGGTCCGCTTCCTCAGACGGGCCTCCTCGGCATGGTCGACGACCCCGTCGCGCTTCGCCTCCATCACATCGGAAAGCAGCGCGGCGGCATCGGCGGCGACTTCGTCCCAGCAGGCGGTATCGGCCTGGGTGTCGATGACGTGCGCGCCGCCGGGCTCGGTGATCATGTTGATCGCCTCGGGCGGCAGGAAACGACGCAGCGCCATCAGCTGGGCAACGGTGATCGCCGACCCGCCGGCCAGATCGCGCAGCGTCGAGGCTGGGATGCCGGACGCGGCGGCCAGGGCGTTGCGGGTGACGTGCAGCCCGGGGCCCACGAACATGGCGAACATCTGCTGCTGCCGATGAGCGGTTTCCCGCGCGATATGGCTCTCGGAGAACGGGATCACGCGCACGCCTCCGCGCTACACACGCGATATGGACACCAACCGATCATGCCGCCTTCGCCTCCCTATTCCGCAGGGGGCATCCGACGACGTCACAGGCCAATGCCTGGGCGCTGCCTGGCCGGGCGTCGCACGTCGAGCAGACGGCAATGCGGGCATCGGCCTCGGGAAGCGGATAAAGATCGGGCCGCAACTCATGGCGCGAGCCGTACCCTGCCGCTTCGGCCCGGAGCACCAGTTCGGCAGGCAACGGCCTTCCGTTGTTTAGACAGTAGGAGATCCGCTGTTGCGAAGTCCCGATATCGGCTGCGAAACGAGACTGGTTGTTGCCAGCCTTGGCGAGGGCGGCCTTCAGGGCCTGATGAAGGGCGGAAGTGTCGATCATGAACCGTCTTATCACAAATCTCTTGTGATTCTGCAACAAGAAACTTGTTTGGGGCATTCCGGCAAAGATTTTGTAGCCCTTTCCCCCATGGATGACGTGATGACGAAACGCCGCTGGCTGGAGACTGAGCGCGGGAAGCTGAGCTGGTCACCTTCCGACCTGGCGAAGCGCGCGCAACCTCTGGCCGATGCCGATGGCTACGCCGTGAAGTTCAATCAGCAGCTGATCTGGAACTTCGAAAACACCGCCAAGAAAATCCCTGGATGGTTTCGATATGCGGTCGCCGCCTTGGAGCAGGGCGTTCGCGAAAGCGCCGACCACGAACACGCCGATCCGGACAGGATCGCCAACGAAGATGAAATCTCGGACGCCGTCCTGATCGAGTTGCTCCCCACCTTCGCCGGCATGGGAGGCGGCGGGAGCGGATCGGGGGAGCCCAAGGTGGTGGCATTTTCGCGCGCCTTGGTTGAAGACTATCTCCGCATCGCACCGGCCGAGCTGTTGGCGATCGAGGTGGAGGGCGACTCTATGGAGCCGGCGTTCCTGGGCGGCGATCAACTCCTTATCGACCGTCGCAAGCGGAGCCCCACCCAGCCGGGCGCTTTCTGTCTGTGGGATGGCGATGGTTACGTCGTGAAATATCTTGAGAAGGTTAGCGGCTCAAACCCTCCATCCGTGCGAGTGATCAGCGGAAACCCACGATATTCGACTTCGACACGCCTTGTCGACGAGGTAGAAATCATGGGACGAGTTGTTTGGTTTGGTCGACGCGTCTGAGGCGCCCGCAGCTGTGAACCGGGCAATGACGATTCCGATTGTTGGGGTCAACTTTCCCAATACGGACAAGGCAAAAACGAACCGCAGGTTCGAGCTGATGCTCTGCGCGCCCGGCGATCCGGTCGAGTTGCGCCTGGAACCGAAAAACCCGTTTGATAAGCGTGCTGTCGCCATCTTCAGCACACGCGGCATTCAGATCGGGTATGTCCAGGCTGAGCGAGCCGCATTTATTGGCGGACTGATACGGCGGTTCGGCGAGGTGCAAGCCATCTTTCAAGCAGCAACCGATCATGGGGGACTGATTCGCGTTGGCCTTGAAGGCCAGAAGCCAGAGCTACCTCCCGCAACATCCACACCGCATCACCGGAAAAATACGCACGGCGATAGCGGGTTCTATCCCGACGAAATTTGGCCGGACGACTGATCCACAAAATCCTTGTTGATATGTCACAAGATACTTGTTACCTGTCTCTCATCGCTTCCTGATCAGCCGCGCGACGGCTCGCAAGACGGAGGCTTGATGGGAGCCAACCGTGTTGCACGAAACGACCACCCAAGACGCCGAGCGGCGCAGCGCTCTTGCCCAGGCGATTGAAGACGCCGCCGCCGATGTTGGCGAATGGCGACACCACCGTTCGCGGCTGAGCCGCCTGCGCCAGGGCAACTGGGCACGAGCGGCCGAGCTCGAGCTCGGCGCCGAGCTTCGCGATCGAATCGGTCTGGTCGCCAAGCGCGTCGATCTGACTGCCGATCAGCTGATCGAACTCGTCATCGTCGGCCATCGCTCGCCGGGGCATAAATCCGGCGCTGGCTCGACCCCAATGGGTCTGCGCGAGCTTCAGACGAAAGTCGCCGCGGCGATCGCGACCGAGCAGGCCGCGCGCAAGCAATGGGACGAGGCTCGCCATGCCTTCGGCCGGGCGCGAACAGCCCGGCGCGAGGCCGAAGAGGCGTACAAGGCCTATGCCGCCCAGCCGCTGGTGATCGACTGATGCCGGTCCATCCGACAGCCGTCTTCGCCGACAGTGGCGATGGTGCCGGCGTCCGGGCGGCTGAAAGCGCCCTGCAGGCGGCTGGCTTCTCAATCGGGCCTATGCAGGCGCGGGAATCGCGTTGCCTGCTGCTCGGTGACGTGAAGATCGCCAAGTGGCGCAACCTCACCGCCGCCGAGCGCATCGCCTGCCATGGGCAGATGTGGGGCGGCCGGGGCGGCAGCGTGACCATCATGCTCCACGCCGACGCGCCGAGCGCTGCAGTCGCCGCATTCTACAAGGTTCTTGCAGCGGCCGACGGCCGCCGGGGGATTGCAGCATGAACATCAAGAAAATCCGGGCCCGCCTTGCGCCGTGGTTCGTCGGGTTCAATCACCCCGCAATGGATGCGGTGATCCTGACCTCCATTGCGATCTCGGCTTTCTCGCTGATCGCCCTGCAGGTGATGAAATGATCTCCGACCGCCCTGGATGGCCCATCCAACGCTCTTCCCTTCCCGGCGCCCCCCAGCCTCGGACGCTCCCTCCCGGCGTCACCCAAGCCTCCAGTCCCGCGGCCGTCGAGGCCGGTCGCGGGACACATGCCGGCGATCTGACCGGCCGAAGCGCCGCCGGCATCGAGGACGAGATCCGGCGCATGTTCGGGGGTGCCAAATGAAGATCGACGACGGCACCCGGCAGGTTCTGCTGGCGATGGCCGAGCAGCTGATCGCGTCGCGACCGGCCGACGAGGTCATCTGCCGCCACGACAACCCCTTCTTCGAGCGCTGGTATATGCTTCGCAAAGCGCCGGGCGCGATCGAGAATGCCTATATTCACCGCTTCCTCCGCAGCGACAGGGAGGAACTGCACGATCACCCGTGGGACAATCAATCGATCGTTCTCCGGGGGGCTTATGTCGAGAAATGGGAGCATCCGGCGCTCGGCCTGATCCAATCGCCGCGCCTTGCCGGCGAGATCGTCTCGCGCGGGCCCGAAGCCGTGCACTCGATCTACTCGGTTGAACCGGGAACGATCAGCCTTTTCACCACCGGTCCGAAGGTCCGCGAGTGGGGTTTCATCACGGCAGACGGGTGGATCCACAACACCAAGTTCCGCGCCTGGAAGAGCGCGCGGGAGGCCGCATGACGATCCAGCCGCGCGAGCTCGAGCTTCCCGAGCAGGTGCATATCACGCCGTCGAAGCAAAGCGCCTGGCGATCGCCGAAGGCCCCCGGCGCGAAGTACACCTATCGCCAGCTCGCGGCGCTCCGATCGCTGGGCGTCGATCCGGAGACCGTGCCCTCGATCGCGGTGCGAAGCACGGCGACCGCGCGGGAGATGTACTGGCCCACGACCGAGCCCACGCCTGTGTTCGTCATCCATTGCCCGATCATCGGCAACCGCCGCGACGGGCGCCATGTCGTCATCGCGCCGACCGGACAGACCAAGTGGGTCCACCCGAGCGGCAATATCCGTGAGGATCGGCATTGGGGCTGACCCTTTCATATTCGGCGCAATCGGCGCCGGATCGGCCGCGTCCGTCCCGTCCAGGGTTTCTGACGGGCGCGGCCGTCCCTCTTTTTCCGGAGACCAGCCGTGACTGACACCGACAACCTGACCAGCCTGATCAGTCGCGCCGTTGTGGCGAAGATGACGCCGGAGTTCATCGAGAAAGAAGTCGACGCCCGGGTTGCCAAGCTGATCACCGAGAGCGTCGACAAGGCCCTTCGGACCTACAGCGAGACTGGCAGGCTGATAGAAAAGGCGATCGAAGACGCTCTCCGTGTCGATCGGCTCGACCTGCCCGCCTATGGCGAGACGGTGAAGGGTATCCTCAAGACCCAGATCGAAGCCAGGGTATCCGAACTGGTGTCGGGCCAACTCGCTCGCGATATGGACGAATTGCTGGGGCTCGCTCCAAAGGAGGTGAAGCTCTCCGCGATCGCCGACTACATGCGGGAGCAGTACGAGAACGGAGAGCACTACGGCCCCGTCATCACGGTGATCGTGGAAGAGAAGAGGCATGACTCGACCTGGGTCTATCTCGACGACGAGAAGCACCACGCGCCGCGCGATTGGCACAGGTGCCGGTTCAGTCTGCTGATCCGGGGGGACGGCACCATCGCCTCGGCAAGCGTCGGCAGTAACACGGATGAGCTTGGCCGAAAGCGCATCGGTAGAGCCGTGGGCGTCGAGCAGAGGCTTCGCGCCTACGTGGCATGCTCCACCAAGATCATCCTCGACGAGGATGCTGTCGTCACCAGCGTCGGCGACTACTGATGTCCAAGCGCTTCTCCCGCATCACCCGCGAGGCGGTCGAATATTGCTATTGGCTCGTCTTCGATGCCGACGGCGGTGTGCGGCTGTCGCGTGGCCAGCCGTCGCTCGCGCCCGGGGAGCGGGGAATGTCGATCACGACCACTCTGCCGCGCTCACTCTTCGCGACGCCGCAGCTGCGCGCCACCATCAACATCACCGATCAAGGCACGCCGGCCATGGAGATCGACGTCAACGCCGCTGGCACAGCCCTCGCGGCGGTGCTGGGCTGCGAAGTCGTGATGAGCGTGAAGGATGCCGCGCAATGAACCTGCGCATCCTCAAGAAGCTTTCGAAGCGGGCCGCCCCCTATCTGCCGCTGCTCGGCGATAAGCGCGAGCAGTTCCCGGCCGAGTGGGGGGAAAACTATCACGGGCTCAATATCTGGGCCCGGAAGCATTTCGAGCGGACGGTTTCGGTGCATACCGACATCATGCGTGAGGGTGAGATGGTCATCGCGCCAAAATGTCGCGAGGGTTCGCGATTTCCCTACATCAAGCTCTACCCGCCTTCCCACCCATGGCCCGGCACCATCATGGTTGGCGGGATGAGTGGCTATTATGAGCCGGAATGGGAGGAAGAGAGCGCTTGGGGAGCGCTGCACCAGATCGTTTCCGACCGTTTTACCGATTGGGACGCTGTCTATCGGGAGGATGAAAGCGCGCCGTGGTTAACGCGACGTCTGCGCACGCCGAGCGACATTTTTGCCGCCGCCGATGAGATGGTGAGGGGGCGGGTCGATGCCGAGGGCTTTCTCCGATGACGTGCGATCGGGTGATCCTGCCCGGTGGCGGCGTGGCGATCGTGTGCTCGTCGCGTCGGCGCCAACGATGCAGCTGCGGGCGCCCGGCGACGCTCGCGTGCGACTGGAAAGTGCCCAGCCGGCGAAGCGGCACATGCGACGCGCCAATCTGTCAGGAATGCACGACGTCGCCGGCGCCCGGCAAAGATCTATGCGCAAGTCACGCCCGGGATTTCGCGCAATGGAAACTCAAGCGGGAGAGCCTTTCGTGAGCGAACAGGCGCAGATTAAGGCGCTCGCTGCAGCGGGCACCGCCACGGCCGGCATCGCGGCGCTGATCACGTTCGGCCGCGAAGGTGGCGACGTAGACAGTGCCGTCCACTACGACATTCTTTACCCGCTCGCGCGCGCTCTGCGCCTCGCGCTCGAAAGCGTTCGCGATGCCCGTGGCAGCCTTGATGGAGACGATGGTCAGTTGCTGGCGGCGGCCATCCACTGGATCGAATCGTGACCCGCAAGATCGCTATCATCAAACCGTTTGCCGACCTGAAGGGATGGAAGGAATGAACGACAACAGCCCGAAGGACCGCCGCAAGGATCGTCTCCTGCGTATCGCCCAGGTCCGTGAGCGGACAGGTCTCTCGGTGGCTACCGTCTACCGGCGCGAAGCTGTCGGGACGTTCCCGCTGCGCGTTCGCCTGGGTCCGCGCAGCGTCGCTTGGTACGAAAGCGACATCGACGATTTCGTTGCAGACCCCGCCGAGTACCGCGCGGATCAAGCCGCTTAGAAGAACGACTCTATTTCAAGCCACTCGCGCATTTCGGTCGCAGCCACCGCGACATCGGCAAAGACGCGCTCGGCGCTGAGACCCAATACACTCAGCGCCATGATGACAGCCCCCTTATCCTCCGCGGCGATCGTGAATATTGTTTCCGCTCGCATTGTCCTGCCGTCGCCGCGGGCGTGGAGACTGAGGTAGCTGTCCTGAGCTGCCGACCTCAGATTCATGGTGCTGGCATCAATGATCAGCGGTTTATCTCGACCTTCGAGAAAAACATCGACCGAGGCTGGTCGTTTGATGGCTTGGAACTCCGAGAAAGCCGCCTTCAACACGACGCCGTCAGACCGATCGGGGGCACGCTGAGCAGCAAAAAATAAGGCCATCAGGGGATTGGTAGTCCAATCCAACAGCGGAGTGGGCACGCCGTAATGCTGCGCCAGCGCCAACGCGTGCACGTCAGTCGCATCGGGCGCGAACCTCTTGCTCAGCGACCGCCATTTTTCCAGGTGCTCTCTAGTTACGAGACCATCGACCTTGTCCCGGAAAGCGAATGGGACGAGAACCCAGCTTGAACTGGCATGGCCTCGGAAAAGCGGCGGTTCGACGCAATGCGCGGCCACCGCTTCCATATACGCCGCGATCACGCGGAAGCCTGCGGGATAGGGCCACGGTATTTTGGCCATTACTGCTCTCCGATCAGCATGAAGGGGTCCGGCAGTCCAGCCGTGACCAGCTCGGCCCAAGCTTGGCCGAGCTCGCGACGCGGCTTGATATAGCGCGCGCGGTTGTACGCCCATTCCGATGCGGAGGTGCCTTGAGGCACGTGGGCGAGCATCATGTCGATGATCACGCGATCGCCGTCGCGGCCCAGCTCGGCCGCGCGTTCGTTCATGATGGTCGAGAAGGCCGAGCGCCAGCCATGCGGCACCATGCGGCCCTTATATTTGCCGCCGCGGATCCGCTTATACATCGTGCTGACCGCCGAATCGCTCATTGCCTGCCGACGATTGTGCAGGCCCGGGAAAAGCAGCTCGTAACGGCCGGTCAGAACACGCAGCGCGCGCAGCACCTGCACAGCTTGGGGTGGCAGCGGATATTCATGGCCGAACGCCTCGTTGGCCTTGTCCTCCACCTCGAGCTTCATGCGCGCCGCCGGCACGCGCCAGATCGCATCGGGCGCCGGCGCGTCGACGTCGTCCCAGTCGATACCTTCGAACTCGGACCAGGGCGCCGTGCGCAGCACGCCGATGCGCGGTACCAGGATGGCAAGCAGGCGCGAGCATAGCTTTGTCTGCGGATCTGACGTCGAGCGGTCGACGTCGACCTGCAGCTCGAGCAATTCTTTCACCTTCGTGAGCGCGGGCTGCTTCGATCCCGCCGGCGTCGGCTTCAGTGCGTCGCCGATCTCGGCGATCTCGGCCGCGGCTTCCTTCGTGACCAGGTGCTCGCCTTTGGCGCGCCGGAATATCCCGACGATGTAGCCCTTCACGCGCTTGGCCGTCTCGATCGACCCGCGCTTCTCGATCTTGCGCAGTTCGGCCAGGACCATGCGGCCGGTGATGTCGCCGATCGGCAGCTTGCCGAGCGCCGGATAGATGTCCTTCTCAAGCCGGCTGCGGACACGGAACTGCTGCCCGGGCGACCAGCGCGATTGTTCGGCCTCGAGCCAGCCCTCGGCCGCGACTTTGAAGGTCGCGCCGGCCGCGGCGATCGCCTCATGCTTTCGCCGCTCCAGCTCGACGCCCGGATCTCGGCCGGCGCGGAGCATCAGCCGGGCCTCGTCGCGCCGATCGCGGGCTTCGGCGAGAGTGACCTCCGGAAACAGGCCGAACGTCAGCCGCTTTTCCTTGCCGGCGTAGCGATATTTGAACCGCCAGGACTTCGCGCCTTTCGTCGTGACGTACAGGTGAAGGCCGCCCGAATCCGCAAGCTTATAGTCCTTGGGGCCCTTTTGGGCGTTCATCACCTCTTTGACCGTCAGAGCCAC